GCCACACCCAACCCATGTTTTGCCCGAGCCAAAACCAGCAATATAGGCTTTAAATTTATGGGGCATTGAAAGAAATCGCGCCTGAGGCACATTAAGCGTCGGAGAGATCATCTTCATCACTCCTTACTCTGGCATCAACCACATTAATATTGATCGCCACAGGTTGGGGATGTTCATTATCTTCCACCGTTTCGATCTCTTTGCGCAGCTTCTGGTTTTCCATTCTGCGCCGTTCAATTTCCAGTTCCTGTAGCCGCTTATCTGCACATAAAGCCCCACCAGCAGCAAGCAAACGCAACAATTCACGCCGGGCGGCAGCCTTATCCTCCAGCAGGATCTCAACACCAAATTTTCCGAGCTTTGCCCCTGCATATAATTGCCGCGCTTCCCCATCAAGCAGAGTGGTATCAGCCATATAAAGCTGCCCCGTTCCCTCACCGCAGCACTTCGGGCAGTCCGGATTGGGTATGGCGTTATCAACAAAGCCAAGGCCACCATATTCCGGCTCGGGTTTGCCATCTCTGGAGGCCTGCGCCGCTGCCTTATCGAATTCTGCTATATCGCGCCACTGGTAGTGATGATTCTCGCCCCAGCAATAACGGCAGTTAACACGGCGAAATTGTGCCAACTGATTGGGGTCGGCCTGGACAATGGCCATCAACTGACTCACCAGTAAATCCAGGTCTGCGGTATAGCGTTTCTGGTACTGATTGCGGAAGTAGCTGATAGCACGAAAAACCTTAGGATTTCTTAGGAGCTGGCTGGCGGTTACGTAGGCCGCATTCCCCTCTGACTCGTATCCTGCCAGGCGATATGCCTCAACGAGTTTTTTCCCCTGGGCAACCAGCATTGCGAATTTCGCCTGCTGGTCAGAAACGCCGAATTCATCGGGACAGAACGAAATTTCTTCCGCATCGCCCTCATTCAGGTACGCATCGGATACTGGCTTTTTTTCCTGAGATTTTCCGTTCCGCTTTTGTGCAGTCTGCGCAGATTTTTTCTGCGCACTTTTTTGCGCAGTTTTGCGCATTTCTGTCTGCGCATTTTTCGGAGGTTTTTTGATGTAACGACGGGCTGTTGCGTAATTCAGTCCCCTTGCTTCACACCATGCCACCGGAGATATACCGGAGCGGGTGTATTCAGCAATATACTCCTGCTGCAACGCCCCCCAGTCCGGTCTGCTCATCAGTTAGTCCTGATTTTTATCCACCCTGAGTAGTTCGCGCAGGGCAAAGGCATCCCCTTTTCTGGCAAGCTTAAACAATGCCGCCCGTAGCTCGGCTTCACCTTTCGCTCTGCCCTTACGGATGGACGCGTAAAAATTTGTCATTGCTTCCCGATTTTCTTTCAGTCGGTTCAGATCAACATCCAGAACGTCAGCGATTTGTTGTGCAGTCATCCGGCACGCTGCCAGAGACTCGACTTTCGAATACGGAATCATTTGTCACCCCCATTAATATGCAGGGTGTCTTCTTCCTGTATTTTTCGTGAAGGATTTTTACTGCAGCGTTGTTC